GGCGTACTGGTTGCGAGCGTTGTTCTGGCAGATGCCGATGTCCACAAGCGATTCCCATGCGCACATGCGCTTCAATTCCTCGTCGGTGATACGCATGAACTTTCTTCGCGTCGTGAATAGACGGTCGATGTTGTCATCGATCTTCTGTTGAAGGTTCAAGTCGGTGGCGTCGGAGAGGTGGAGGTAAGCGTCGGCCAATGAATCGCCGATGTCGCTTCGCTTGATTTCGTAGGTGCGATTGTAGAATAGCCTTCGCGTTACGGCGTTGCGTTCTGGATCGTCGCACCAAGGGGTTGCGTCGAATCCGTAGTGCAGCCCGTTACAGGACGCGATGATGCGACGCCATCCAGCAGCAGGGCTGTGCTTCGCTTCGTCCACTATAAGAAGGTTCTTCTCGCTGAAGTCTACCGACTCATGCGGACAACGAACGTCTACGATGCTGTCTGCAATTCCCGCGACTCTCAACGATGTGCGCGCTTGCTGACATGTCTCGCGTGTTGGAGCAAGCCATCCAAACCACATGTTAGGATATAATTCGTGGTAATGCTTGATGATGCTCGCGGCAATCCATGTCTTGCCGCTGCCAGCCGGTGCGATGATCAGGCCATCGTTAGTCTTGGCCCACTCGACCGCTTTCTTTTGGTAGTCTCTCAGATTCATAGTTTTGCAGGTAAAGCCTGACCGCTTCGGAGGCGAAGAAGTGGAGTTTCATGCCGCGAGCATTGCAATGCTGCCGCATCTTGTCGTGGAGTTCCGTATCGACGGTGATGACACGGTTGTTTCGTTTCTTGGGTTCGTTCATTGTGTTGTGTTGAGTATCCAATCAAAGTTGTTTCGCCAGGTATCGCCTAGACGGTTGAAGGTATCCCATTGGATCTTCCAAGTGCGGGGATCGCGCTTGGCTCCTGTGTGGCGGCAGACGGTTCTGACATCCAGATCACGGATGGCCGTATTTCTGAATGGATGGCCCTCTGGCAGTTCGTGGAGTTTGGTGATCATTTGAGGATGGTCCTGATCTGTTCCCTCTGTAGTTTCTGCGAACTCCTCAACAGGCACTCGATCCATCTATGTGCATCGAGCGTTGCTAGGTGTTCCCATTCGGGTTTTTTGTCGTAGTCCTTGGCGTCCAGCAGGTTGGCCACTTTGATGCAGCCCTTCTTGCTTCGGTAGACGAAGGCGACCTGATTGAACTGCTCGTTGGTCATGTATGGTAGTTGTTCGCGGCTCATAGCAGCATCCCTTGAGTCTGGTCAGAAATACGAGCTTCCGCGATCTTGTGGTATTCCGGGTCGCGTTCAATGCCGATAAATCGGAAGCCGTTGACCGTTGCCGCCTTCCCGGTTGATCCGGATCCCATGAATGGGTCGAGCACCGTCCCTCCTTGAGGCGTCACAAGGCGGCAGAGGTAGGCCATCAGCATGGTTGGTTTGACGGTGGGGTGATTGTTGTCGGTCTCCCGGTCGTCCTTGCCGGTCTTGGAGCTGTAAAAGAACCTGGCGCCGGACTTCAGCGCCAGAGCGGCCTCGTTGCTGCCGTCGTGGATGATGTTAGCAGGCCAGCGGCCTTGCACGGTGCGGCCCGTGTATTCATGCCCTGCGCCACCGCCAAACGGCTTTGCGCCATCATTCCATGTGTTAATCGTCACCGCCTCCGTCCCCACCCTGCACCCGTCCACATTGATCGCCCCGGTGCCGTGCTGGAGAACCGTCTCGGCCACGGTGCCGGATAGAGGCTTCCGGGCCATCGTGATCGGCTCCATCGCGGGCTTCAACGCCGTACCCCAGCCGGACCACTGGCGAGCGGCGTCGGGGGCGGGGGCGGTGATGGGATGGCCTGCGCCGAATCCGTATTCAGCACCCTCAATGTTTGTTTCTGCCGTAGGGCGCGGGCGTCTTGCGGCGTATGGCCCATCCCCCACCACCTCGCGCTCAACCCCCGCCGCCTTATCAATCGCCTTGCTCACATCCAGCGACTTTGGAAACCCGCTCCCGTACACCCAAGCGATCATGTCCCGGATCTCAAACCCGGCGTCCTCGATACGGCAGGCCATCCGATGCTGCGTCTTGGTTCCGGCGAACGCCAGCAGATGGCCGCCGGGTTTCAGCACCCGCAGGCACTCGGCCCATACCTCAACGCTCGGCACATCGTAGTCCCACTTCTTACCCATGAACGACAGGCCGTAAGGAGGGTCGGTGACGACGGCATCGACGCTGCAATCGGGCAGCGTCCGCATCACCTCAAGGCAATCCCCCAAATGAAGTTGAAATGCTTTCACAGCTCCTCCTCCTCCTCCCACATTTCTCGGTACTTGGTCGCCCCGTACTGCGACGTTTCCAGACCCAGCCGAATCAGGTGTTTGATCCGGTCGTTGAGTTCTCCGGTTCTGTTCCGCAGGTGTTCGTTCAGCACCTTCAGCTGCTGCACCTCCTGCTCCAACTTGCAGAGGTAGGAGGGCATTGTATTTTTGTCGCTCATGGTTTGTTCCTTTCCTCCTCTAGGATCGCCAGCATACCGCTGGCGGTTTGACGGTCGGAGCCGTCCGCGAAGAACGCTATGGATGCTCGCTCGATGCGGTCCTCCAGCCGCTTGATGCGCTCCTTGGCCTCCTCCAGTTCCTTCCAAGTCTTGACGGCGTCGATGGTTCTCATTTCTTCAATGGTCATGGTTTGTTCCTCTCCTCCTCCACCCAGTCCTTCCACAATAGCAGATCCGCTCGCATTGCGTCGTTCTCCTCTTCCAACTGTTTGATGCGGTCGTTTGCGGCGTTGAGTTCGCGTTCGAGTTTTTCAGAAAACTCAGCATCAACGGCGGTGTACCAACCATGAAAACCGCGCCTAGCATCCGTTCTCGGGGTGTCGCTCACGGCTTGGCCTCCTTTAACGCATCGAAAGCGATTTGAGATTCCGTTGAGCGATTGCCACGGTAGTCCTGATTTGCGATGCGGCGAAGAGCCTCCTCCAGACTCTTGATGCGTAACTGCTGCTGCCTTAGCCGCACCGCAGCCTCCAAGATGGCCGCATTGGCTACGCCGTCGTCGGATTGGATGTCGCGGGCGAGAATGTGGAGCGCAACCGCCAGCTTTTCTGTGGTGGTTTTCACGGCTTCACCTCCCTCGCTTTGATCATCGCGTCGGCTGCTGAATATGCGGCTTTTGCGTCAACATCCCAGGTTGAGCCACCTCCCTGATATAAGATTCCCTGCAACGCCGCCGCCGCGAAGTAGTCGCGCAGGGTCATGCCGGGGTGGTCAGCACTATTGCCTTCTGGATGATAGCCCATTGGAAACGCGCTTCCTCCGTCGTTGGCTTCTCTAGCTTGTTCCTTTGTCATTTTGTGTTTTTGGTTTGGTCATTGGGTGATCTGCTTTGCGATCTCCTGGCCGAGGCCAGCGTTCGACCGTCCCAGGAGGGCCAGCCTGTGGGCCATCTTCTCGGTGACCGCCTCGTGCCGCTTGCGTTCACATTCTGACAGCAGACTGAGGTTCGTCCTGGTGCCCAGGATCACCGAGGCCTTGAGGCTGTTCAGGGCCACCCGGTTTAGGTGCTCCATTTGGTCGGCGTTGGTGTTGGGCGGCAGGATCTGGAAGCCAGCCCCGCGGAGGCCCCGCTGGCTGAAGTTCATGCCACGCTGCCGCAGCAGCACCCGGATGTTGTGCGCGGCCATCTGGAAGGCCATGGAGTGCGCCTTTTCTTCAAGGGCTGCCTCCATCTCCTCGGTGGTCACGGTCAGGCCGTAGGCCAGCCGGTGCTCGTTGCGGTCGATCCAGTCCTTCCAGAGCGGAAGGCGCCGGACTTCTTCTTCGTTGATCATGTCTTGTGTTTCCATTTGCTGAAAGTTGCCCGGTGTTACCGCACACCGGAAAGCGTTGTTGCCGAGCCGGGCCGTGCCCCGCCGGGCCAAGCCGTACCGCGCCCTACCGGGCCGAGCCGTGCCGTGAGAAAATTATTTGATCGCCTTTTGCACCTTCCGCCAGTACGCCTCGGTCGAAGATTTGCGGTCGCCAGTCGGTCCCCCATTCCAGATCCGGGCCTGCTGCTCGGTGCTCTTGCCGCGGCCGTAGTGCTTGAGGTAGGCCTCGCACACCG